GCCCTTGTCGATCCACATGCGCAGCCGCTCGGGATCGCGCGCCAGCTCGGGAAGGCTGGCGGCGAGCATGGCGCGGATGGCGGCGGGCTTGAGCATCAGGGTGCCGCGGGATCCGCCGGCGCGACGGGCGGGCTGGTCGGCACGGCCTGCGCCGCCGTGACGAAGCCGATCAGCGCCTCTAGCTGGGCGAAGGCATCGGCAGCGCGGGCAAGGTCGGCGACAGGAACGACGGCCGTTCCGGCATCGTACACAGATCCTTGGGGCATGGCGGCAGGGCAGGACAGACCGGGTTCGCCGGTGCGACCCGGATCGGCTCGATCGGTTTCAGGCCGCAGCCACTGAGCAAGCAGAGCGCGATTGCGCTCGCGAAGAATTGCATTCGCATGTTGGGCCTCCTTATATTGGTCGCGCCACTTGGTTTCGACATCGACCTTGTTGGAATCTGCCAGATCCTGCACGCCGAGCGCCGCGGCGGCGACGCGTTCCTTGGTCTTCGTGTGGGCCTCGCGCTCGGCCTGCAGCGCGGTGCGCAGCGTGTCGCGCGCGGAATCGATCGACCAGGCGGACCACCAGCCGCCGATCGCCGCGATGGCGAGGACCGCGACCAGCAGGCGCACCGGGCGTTCGGTCAGCCAGTCGACGATATCGACGAGCCAGAGCAGCGGACGCCCCTTGAGCGCCACCGACAGGCCGATGAAGGCGACGGCGCCGCCAAGCGATGCGAGAGTGCCGAAGGAGACCATCAGCCGAGCACCCCGATACGGCCATCGATCCAGCCGGGCATGAAGTCCTCGAACTTGGTGCCGCCCTTAGCCAGCCCGTAATAGTGCATGAACTGCAGGCCGTTGAGCGCCTTCAGCATCAGGCGGCGCGCGCCGGAATCGCCGCGCTTGCGGCGCAGGGCCTGAAAGGCGGCGATCGAGCCGCGCCCGATGATGCCGTCTTCCGTGATGTCGCCAAAATCGACGCCGCGCCGGTTGAGGACGTTGAGCGCCTGCTGAAACCACAGAGCAGCGCGCTTCTGACCGGCGTTGACGCCGCTGTCGATCACTTCCTCGGCAACCGCCGGGTCGATTTCGGCGATGCTGAGGAAGCCCGGTTTCACGATATATTCGCGGTAGTAGATATCGCGGGCGACCGCCTGCGGCATGACGCGCATGTCGTCGGTGTAGCCATTGGCGCGGGCGACACGCTCGGTCATGCCCCAGATGGTCGCGCCACCGGGGTCGGACGGGTGGTCTACATATGCACCCTCGCGCCCGATGATGCCGTCTATCATGGCCGCAATCTGCGGGTTCATGGCCTGTCTCCCTTTTGGTGGCTGCGGAGCTGCGAATAGAGGCCGAGCGGGCGTTCGCCGCCGCGCCGAAGCTGGCAATTGTGCCAGACGGCCTTCACGCCCGCGGCGACCGAAAAGATCGACGCGAGCAGGACGAGGATGAGGATTGGGGTCGGAAGATCAGCCATAGCCATTGCCTCCATTGGAGTTGTCGCCCCCCGAAAGCGTGCCGCCGGGCGCATCGGGCAGGCCGAGCCGCTGGCGGAAAAGCCACTGCACCCCGTCGAGCAGCATCGTGAAGCCGACCGCGCCCAGAGCCATGCTGATCAGCACCGACAGGATCGGTTCGGCCTGCCGATGGACGGTGATGGCGATCGCGATCGTCGCGAAGGCGGGCAGCGCCGACAGTTCGGCATAGGCGAGCCAGCGGCGCCGGCGGCGCCAGTGGGCGGCAAGCACCGGATCGCTCGGGGGGTCCGGCGCCATCTTCCACAAGAGGACGCCGAGCTTGCCGCCCACCACCGTCGCCCCCGCGAGCAGCGAGCAAAACCACCAGAAAAGAAAATCACGCCAGTCGGTCACTTGCTTCAGCTCCACAATTGGACAGTTTCGAGCATGCGGGGCGAAGGCGAGCGCGCGAGCAGGATGACCGCTGCGCCCTCCGGCAGCACGACGCTGGTCAGTCGTGGATTGAGGGCGAGAACCTGTTCGATCGCGTCGGCCGAGCCGAGGGTGCGCCAGCACAGGTGATCGAGCGTTTCGCCGCCGATGGCGGTTTCGACCGTGGTCAGATCTGCCATCAGATCAGCTCCACCGCGACGCGCGTGGTGCCAAGCATGTCGCGGACGGCATGCAGGCCGATGCGCTTCATCTCGGCCGCGACCTGCGGCTCTTCCTCGATCCGGTCGGCCTCGTCATTGGTGGCGGAGCTGTCGCGCGCCATGTCGGCCAGCTCGGCAGCGGCATAGAAGCGCACGGCACGGACAAAGAGCAGCGAGAGGCGATGCTGATCGTCGATCCGTTCGTCGGGTCGGACATCGGCGAGCGCGGTGGCGCCGCCCGCGACCCACGTCGCCTTCCAAGCCGCGAGCTGCATCGTCACGGTCAGGATCGCACCGCGCAGCGCTTCGACCAGGCGCGGGTGCGGCACCTCACCACGCAGGCGCATCGCGTCACGAACCATGTTGACGTCGATGTCGGGAAACCAGCCATCGGCCTTGACCGTCGCCGCGGGGGGCGATTGCGGGGCGGGCGGGTTCGCCACAAAGCCGGTCATGACAGGCGGTCTCCAAATCAAAGTGCGCCAAATCAAAGTGCGGGGGTGAGGAGCGCATAACCGGAGGCGGATAATCCGACCGGCTCACGCACCGCCCCCGCGGCGCCGTGGGGCGTCAGGTAGGGGGCGCGAGCTTCTTCAGTTCGCGCTCCAGCTTTTCGATGTCCTTTTTTACCCCGACCTTGTCGTCGAGCGTGACCGCGCGGCGCAGCGCGTTGAGCGCCGCCTCCATGATCGCGGGCTTTCCGCCGGCGGGGGCGCTGTCGGCTTCCGGGTCGAAGGCTTCGGCCTCGGCCGCGAGCTTGCAGCCGATCGCGCGCATCAGCTTGGCGCGCACTTCGTCGGGCATGTCCTGTTCGGCCGTCAGGATCTCGGTCGCGACCAAGGTGCCATGATCGACCGCATCGATATCCTTGATGCTGGCGTCGGCGACTTCCTCGGCGATCACGGTTCCCGCGGTGCGCTTCACGAAGCGGTCGAGCGAGACGCCATGGGCAAGGACATGCGCGCCGATCTGCAGCGCATAGGTCCAATCCTGAATGTCGAGGCTCCAGATCAGCATGGCGGCAACGATGTCATCCTGCGCCGCCTTGCCATCGGCGCCGGCGCGCAGTGCGCCATCGACCCAATCCTTGTAACGCTCGATCATCCCGCGCTTGGCCTCGATCTTGCGCTCGATCGACTGAATGTTGTGGAGGGTGTGCAGATCTGCGCCCAGCACTTCGAGCAGCGCGGCATAGTCGGGATCGAGCGATTCAAGCGTCGGGATGGGCGCGGCCTTGGCGGCGGCGGCAGCGACGCGGCCCGCGGCGTGGCGGGCGAGATGGCGGGAAACGAGGCTCATGCGGTGGCTCCATGAAAGTGGGGGAGGTTCGGGCGACCCTCCCCCGATTTCCTTGGCTCCCCCATGGGCCGGCTCGCCCGCCAGCCCATGGGATCAGCACCGTCCGGGGGTGTTATTCCGGGCGTCAGGGCTTCTTGCCGATGACGATATTCTCGACGAACGCGGTGATGTCGTAGTCTTCGACGACATAGTCTTCGTTCACCGATTCATAGTTGGCGATGCGATCGGCCTCGGGTTCGTCCTTCAGAAAGCGGCGGCGGGTGCCTTCCTGATAATAGATCGAGAGGTTCGACAGCTTGGTGATGAGCAGCGCGTTCGCCGGGAAGAACGGAACGCGCACGGCGGGCAGACCGCCGAGCTGCTTTTCAGAGCGCAGGATGCGATCGGCGGCCTCGACTTCGGTCGCCTTGTCACCGGCGGCATTGACGATGTTGAAGTATTTTTCGTCGACCAGGTCATGGCCCACGATCACGACAAGATCGGTGTCGCCGCGCAGCCATTCGGGGATCATCTTCTTGGCATCGAGCACGAGCGCGTCGAGGTTCTGATAATCGACATCGACGCCGACTTCGCCGGGCGCGACGTAGATCGCCTTGGCGGGTGCCACCGACAGGTCGCCATCGTCCAGCACATGCGCGGGCGCATTGGTGCGGATCTTGTGCAGCCAGCCTTCGTTGACATCTTCGAGGTTGGGATTGGCGACGCGGTCCGTGGTGGCCGCGGCCGATTCACCGTGCCAGCCGATCATGATGCGGTCGCGGCCCTGCTGCTTGGCGATGGCGTTGCGAACGAGCGTCTGGAATTCCGGCTTATGGCGCCAGCTATCGAGCTTCGCATAGCGCAGCGCATAGTCGAAGTTCGTCTGGCGGCAGGTGTAGCGCCCCTTGTCGCCGCTGTCGGTCGGATCGGTCGGGTTACGGCGCCCGGCGCCGGTGGTATCGGTGCGCCCCGCGATCGTGCGCGTGACGCCGATGCCGACCTTGTCGCCCGACTGCTGGATCACCGGGACGACATTGATCTGCTGCAGGAATTCGCTGACCTGCTTGATGA